GGGCAGCAGCAGGCACGGAGGGAAGCCACCCAGACGACACCATAGACAAAGTAGACGCCCTAATGGATTATATTGTAGGTCAGACTGTAGTATTCCCCACTAAGGATAACCTAGAGTGCTACCTCACGGGGAGGGGAAACTTTCGTTTTGAGGTAGCTAAGACTACGCCATACAAAGGTAATCGTAAGGACGTGGTTAAACCTACGAACCTACCAGAAGCTAGGCAACACCTTATAGACAAGTGGGGTGCTGTAGTGTCACAAGGAGAAGAAGCTGATGATCTAATTGGTATTGCTTCGGCTAGAGGAGACCCTGAGACTACTGTTATCTGTAGCCAAGACAAAGACTTCCTAACGATAAATAGCTGGATGTTTAACTTTGTGACGGGTACTTGGAAGTATTCCACTACAGTAGACGCTGTAAGATACTTTTACTCTCAAGTTCTCACAGGAGATAGGGCGGACAATATCTTAGGGCTGTTTCGCATTGGCCCAAAGAAAGCTGAGGGGATACTTAAAGGCTTGACAACTGAAGAAGACTTGTTTAACGCTTGTTTAGAGGCCTACCAAAAGCACCCTACTTTAGAAGGTGATCCATATGAAAGGTTAATAGAAAATGCAAAACTCTTGCACCTTAGACGTTACGAAGGTCAAATCTGGGAGGCCCCTGTACTAAGGGAGGAGCTACTTAATGACAGCTAAAAGGGAACACTTCAGATCAGGTCTTGAGTACAAGATCGCAAAGCAGCTAGAGGACTGTGGTATAACCTACGAATACGAGAAGCTAAGGTTGAAGTACCAACGTCCTCTATCCACATACACGCCAGACTTTGAACTACATAATGGTATCATAATCGAAGGGAAAGGTAGGTTTGTAGGTTCCGATAGGTCTAAGCACCTCTTGATTAAGGAGAGACACCCTGAGTTGGACATTAGGTTTGTCTTTAGCAACAGTAAGTCTAAACTTTACAAAGGGAGTAAACAGACTTATGGTGGTTGGTGTGATAAGCATGGGTTCAAATACGCAGATAAAGTAATACCAGAAGAATGGTTAAAGGAATAGAACATGAGCGTTAAAGTAGGCATCGGAATGTACCTTTGTACGCTAGGTATGACTATCGCTAGGTTTGGGCTTAACCTCACAGGTCTTATGAAGGAAGATAAAGAAGATAGCCCTATCTCTGTGTACTGTGTCCTTGATGGGCCATTTACTCAGAGTGACTTTGAGGAATACGATTGGGGTGGCCCTGATGATTATGAGGCATACCTTTTGGTTAAGATAGAGCATATGGGTGTAGTATCCGATGTAGAGTGGTACTTCGAGACTGTAGAAGAAGCCTTCGTATGGGTCCGTCACTTTAAGACCTCTATTGATCCTATCATTATTGAAAGTGGGGATACTAATGAGTAAAGATTACCTAATCGTTCCTGACCAACATGCCCACCCCGACCACAATAACGACAGGGCAGACTGGCTAGGGCAATTCATCAAAGACCGTAAACCTGATGTTGTAGTGAACATGGGGGACCAATGGGACTTGCCTTCCTTGAGTAGCTTTGATAAGGGTAAGGCTTCTTTCAATGGTGCTAACTACGAGAAGGACATCAACGCAGGGCTAGACTTCCAAGACCGTATGTGGCATCCTATGAAGCAGTCTAAGAAGAAGCAACCGCGTAGAGTGTTTCTTGAGGGCAACCATTGTTTACCTGATAGTACAGAAGTACTTGTCAGGGGCCGTGGTTGGGTCTTTATACCTGAAGTTGTTAAAGGTGATGTAGTTCTGAGCCTTGAAGGTTGGTGTGAGGCTACAGAAACTCATGAGGTACACTATGAAGGTGATATGTATCGTATTGGGGGGCGCAGCACTGGAGTAGTTATGACTTCTGACCACAGGGTTTATTACTCTGGTAGTAGTGGTCAGATGCAGGTTAAGATGGCTAAGGATTGCCCAACAACCCTCGATTTGCCTGTATCCACTATTGTAGGTAATGGTGTAGACCTTACAAACGAGCAACTTCAGTTTAACGCTATCGCAGCTACAGATAGCTACCACAGAAAGGGTGGAGGTATAGTCTTTTATCAGAGTGGTGATAAGGCGGATGTTGTTGAAGGTATTATTAAGGCGTGTGGGGTTGAGTACCGTAGGGTTACACGTAACCGTGATATTACACACATTTGCGGTGTAGAGCTTAAGTCTCAAAAGGTTTCTTATGAGTTTCATATCTTGAAGAAGCCTGAATGGTGTGTCGAGGATAATAAGTCACTACCTGACTGGTGTTTCGATATGAATGAGGATCAGTTCAAAGTGTTCTTCGACATGCTTATCTTCTGCGACGGTTCTATTCCAACACGTGCCACCAGCAGTCGTGTGTTCTATGGCCGTAAGAAAATTTGTGATGACTTGCAAGCCTTGTGCGTATCTAAAGGGCACCGTGCTACACTGACAGAGTACCGTGACAATCAATGGCGGGTAAACATTTGTAAGACAACCAAGTGCCGCGCAAGTAAAGATAATTTGGGTGTCTTTAAAGGTTTGGTTTACTGTTTGACAACTACAAGTGGAAACTTCATGATTCGTCAAGGTGACAGACCCTGTTTCACTGGTAACTGCCATAGGATCAAGAAGGTACTAGAGTACGAACCACACTTGGCAGGGGAACGCTATGGGATTTCCTACAGCAACCTACAGCTAAATGATTACTACCAAGATGTCGTTATGTACGAGGGTGGAACACCGGGTATCATCAACCTAGATGGCATATCATTTGCTCACTTTATGGTATCAGGTCTTATGGGGCGTCCTGTTGGTGGTGAGCATCATGCGTCATCTCTACTGGCTAAGAACTATAGTTCCTGTGTTGTAGGTCATAGTCATACAGCAGACTTTGCTATTCGATCAGGTTCTAATGGTAAGACTATCATGGGGCTTGTGTGTGGGGTCTACCAAGATTACAACAGTGGCTGGGCGGGTAATTGCAATAACCTTTGGTGGCGTGGTTTGGTGTATCTTAAGAACGTGGAAGATGGTGTGTTTGAACCTGAGTTTATCAGTATTGAATCTTTGAGGAAAGCATATGGAAAGTGAGCAAGCGCAGTAACTTCGAGAAAGTACCCAAGGACTTCTATGCTACTACAGACCCTAATGCTGTAGCACCTCTAGTACCCTTCATCCGTGGTATGACTTATGCAGAGCCATTCTACGGTGAAGGGGATTTAGAGGACTTGCTTATGGACATCTCCACCTGTAACTGGCGTAGTGACATTAGGGAGACTGTAGCAAGCTCTAAGGTTATGCCTGCTACAGACTTAACAGAGGAAGACCTAGAGAATGTAGACTGCATCATTAGTAACCCTCCTTTTACCAAAGACACTCTTTTACCTTGCATTGACCATCTGATTAGTCTAAGGCCTACATGGTTGCTACTACCAGCGGACTATATGCACAATCGGTACTTTGGTAGCTACATGAGTATCTGTGATACGGTTGTGAGCGTAGGTCGTATCAAGTGGTTCAAGGACAGTAAATCTTGTAGTACAGATAATTTTGTCTGGATGCATTGGTGGGACGATCAACCCTGTAAGACAATATTCTATGGACGGTAGAAAGGATAACCTATGACAATCACTTATGAAGATATTGAATCCTTTAAGGAATGGCAGACCTCAGAGGAATACTACAACCAAGACGTTGCTATGAGTGAACCTACAGTAATGGCTATGGTTAAAGAGTTTGCCAAGACTATGGGCCAAGAGCCTAATGAGATTCTATCAGAATCCCTTGTTGACGAGGAATATGAAGAATGGGGTTATGAGGCTAACCTTAAGAGTTCCGAAGTATCTAAATTCTATGGCGAGAGTTATGACCCTATTAAAGAACTAAAGGAACTGTCCGATCTTATCTACGTGATCTATGGATACGCTAGTGTACGAGGGTGGGACTTGGATGAGGCTGTGCGTAGGGTACATGCTAATAACATTGGGCGGTGCGTTCAACCTGATGGTAGTATCCTACGTAGAGAAGACGGTAAGATTCTAAAGAACAAGGATTACCCTAAGGTTTTTCTGGGGGACTTGGTGTGAGCTTTAACAACATCAGACCAGCTTGGGCTATCTTTGGTGACAACGCTATCCAGAACTATGTTAATGGTAAGATTACCTTTGATACTGCTATGGATACCCTAGAGGAACTTAGTGTAGACCAAGGTATGAAAGAACGACTTATGAAATGCCTGAAAGAGAAAGAACAACAATGAGTAACCAACTTCCTACAGATTACATTTATTATGTGTACAATCACGTAGACCCAAGAGACGGTACTTTATTATATATTGGGCATGGTTGTAGGGGTAGGGCGTGGATACACGGTAGTAAAAAGACATGTTTGCGGAGTCAAGAACACCTTAATCACTTAGAGTCTATGACACAAGACGGTTTTGTGGCTACGGATTGGGTTAGCATTATCGTAGGCGGGTTAAAAAAGAAAGCAGCAGCCAAATACGAGCAAGAACTAATCAGGGAAGCACTACCTATCTACAACATGCCACAAGGTAAACACTTGCTAAAAGTGACTCCGGAGATTTATACCTTGTGTAAAGAACTACGCGAGGACGGGCTTTACTATAACCAGATAGCGGATGAAGTTGGATTAAGTGCTATGACAGTTTATCGGGCACTGAACGGACAAACAAAGAATATTGGAGATAATTATGACGAATGATAATAACCAACTACCGACTGAGTTCCAGCGTTTCATCGCACTTTCGCGCTATGCCCGATGGTTGCCAGAGGAGAACCGACGAGAAACTTGGGGCGAGACTGTAGCACGTTACCGTAGTACTATTGTATGTGGTGCGCTAGACCCAGATTTTGTTGCCACAGGGGGTTCCTACACAAACACTAAGCACTGGGATTTAATTGGTGAGATTGAACAGGCTATCCTATCCCTAGAAGTTATGCCCTCAATGAGAGCTATGATGACAGCAGGAAAGGCAGCAGAACGTGATAACACCTGTATGTATAACTGTAGCTACCTACCTGTAGACGATCCTAAGTCTTTTGATGAAGCTATGTTTATCTTGTTGTGTGGTACTGGTGTAGGCTTCTCTGTAGAACGTCAATATATCTCTAAGCTACCTGATGTACCAGACACACTGTACAATAGTGAAACTACGGTGGTAGTAAAGGATAGTAAAGAGGGTTGGGCTAAAGCGTATCGTCAAGTGCTATCCCTCTTGTGGGCTGGGGAAATCCCTAAGTGGGACGTAAGTGGTGTACGACCAGCAGGTGCTAAACTAAAGACCTTTGGTGGCCGTGCTTCAGGTCCAGCACCTTTGGTTGATTTGTTCCAGTTTACCATTAACAAGTTCAAGGTTGCAGTAGGACGTAAGCTATCGTCTATTGAGTGCCATGACATGATGTGTAAGATTGGTGAGGTTGTTGTAGTGGGTGGTGTACGCCGTTCAGCTATGATTTCTTTGTCTAACCTGAGTGATGATCGTATGCGCCATGCTAAGTCTGGTAAGTGGTGGGAGACACAAGCTCAACGTGCCTTGGCTAACAATAGTGTGTGCTACACAGAGAAGCCTGATGTAGAGACATTCTTGCGAGAGTGGACAGCACTTGTAGAAAGTAAATCTGGTGAACGAGGGGTATTCAATCGTGTTGCATCTAAGAAACAAGCTGAAAAGTACGGACGCCGTAACCCAGACTATGACTTCGGCACTAATCCTTGCAGCGAAATTATCCTACGTCCTTACCAATTCTGCAATCTTACCGAGGTAGTAGTACGTGCCACAGATAACCTAGAAGACCTTGAGCGTAAGGTACGTCTTGCTACTATCCTTGGGACTATCCAATCTACTTACACAAACTTCCCTTACCTACGTAAGATTTGGCAGAAGAACACAGAAGAGGAACGGTTGCTTGGGGTAAGCCTTACAGGTATTATGGATAACCCACTAATGACAACAAAGAACAAAGGATTGGAGAAAACCCTTGAGCATCTACGCCTTCTTGCAGTTGATACTAATACAGAGTGGGCTAACCGCCTTGGTATCAGTCCTAGTGTTGCTATTACCTGTGTCAAACCTAGTGGCACTGTTTCTCAGCTTGTGGATAGCGCATCTGGTATTCACACCCGTCATAGTCCTTATTACGTCAGGACTGTCCGAGGAGACGTAAAAGACCCCTTGACGCAGCTTATGATTGACCAAGGAGTTCCTAGTGAACCTTGTGTAATGAAACCTAGCCAGACTGTAGTATTCAGTTTCCCGGTTAAGTCCCCGGTTGGTTGTGTTACTCGTGATGATATGACTGCTATTGAGCAACTAGAGACTTGGTTGGTCTACCAACGTCATTGGTGTGAGCATAAGCCTTCTGTCACTGTTAGCGTAAAAGATAGCGAGTGGTTTGAGGTTGGTGCTTTTGTGTTCAAGAACTTCGATGAAATGTCTGGTGTTAGCTTCTTGCCCCATGATGGTGGTAGCTACCAGCAGGCTCCATACCAAGAGTGTACTGAACAGGATTATCTTGACCTCTTGGATAATATGCCTAAGAACATCGATTGGGCGCGTCTAAGCGAATACGAGAAGGAGGATAATACATCAGGTATGCAAACTATGGCGTGTAGTGGGGATGTCTGTGAGATGGTAGACCTTACTTAACACTTAAGCGCCCCCTTGACAGAGCACCTAAGCATGTGTATAAAAGGCTATTAACTTAACTTATAAGGAGTTCCCTGTGAATACTGAAGTTGTAAAGCTGGTACACAAAGAGCGTGTTTCTTCCTTGATAGATTTGCTAGACGGTTATCCTGAGGATGCTCAGGCTGTCTTTGATTTAACCTTTGTTGCTCTAGTCGTGGCAGAACTACAGGGTGTTGAAATGGATTCTGTTTATGCGACGTTGTCACAACAATACCCACTGGCTATAAAATTTGCAGGGGGAATTTAACAATGGTACAGCAGAAACCTAAGCCCAAGACCACTCGTACACCTACAAAGTTTGATGAGGAGAAGAAGCATATTAGTATCCTACCTAAGACTGACAAACAAGCTGAGTACATTAAGGCTATCATTGGTCCTTCTGCACAAGTGGTATGCTTTGGCCCTTCAGGTACAGGTAAGACCTATGTAGTATCTAGTATTGCTGCTTCTCTGTACAACACCAATAAGATTGATAAGATTGTGATTACACGACCTCATGTTGCTGTAGGTGATGGTATTGGTTTCCTTAAGGGTGATCTACGGGAGAAGACGGAGCCTTGGGCATTGCCAGTACTTGATATTCTTGAGGAACACTTGGGTAAGGGTGTAGTAGAGTGCGGTCTTAAGAAGGGTAACATTGAAGTAGCACCTATGGCTATGATGCGAGGGCGGTCCTTTAAGAATGCTTTTATCATTGTGGATGAAGCACAGAATATCTCTTTCGATCAGCTTAAGATGTTGTTGACACGAGTAGGTGAAGGCTCTAAGATCATTCTCAATGGTGACGTTATGCAGTCTGATCTTAAGGTAACTGATGGATTGACAACCATCCTAAAGTATGTCACTAAGTATGATCTTCCTGTACCAGTGGTAGAGTTTGGTGTAGAAGATATTGTCCGTAGCGCCCTCACTAGAATGTGGGTAGAAGTTTTCATCAAGGAGAAGGTATGACTAAAGAATTTGACCCTGTTAGTAAGCCTAGTCACTACAACCAATATGGTATCGAAGCTATTGATGCTATCCGTGCGTCCCTTGGACCTGAGGGCTTTCGTGCCTACTGTAAGGGTAACTGCATTAAGTACCTGTGGCGCTATGAGTATAAGAACGGACTTGAGGACTTGAAGAAGGCTCAGGTATACCTTAACTGGATGGTAGAATCCAAAGAAGAGAGTGAAGCAAATGATTAAAGCAACCCTACTAGCATTGGTACTTATGGTGCCTACACAAGCGAGTGCTACAAGTAAACAAGAGTCCTTTTGTAGTAACCTAAGTGATGTGGTCTTTAACATCGCAACTGCTAGGGACATGGGTATTCCTATTCTAAGGGTGCATCAAACCCTACTAGCAGCAGGTCTTCCCTATGAGGTGGCAGAGGGCTTATCTACTTCAGTCTACTATATCCTCAAGGATAAAGACCCCACAGGCGTAAAAGACGCTTACTATAATATCTGCATGAGTGAACCAGCTTAACCAATAGAATCCCCTCTAGGGGAATGAGCTATAGAGGGGATTCCTATGACACAAGAAAAGACGTGTACAACGTGTGGTAAGACTAAAGGGCTTGAGGGTTTTCACTTCCAGAAAAGGGGTAAGTTTGGTGTAAGTAGCAGGTGTAAAGTTTGTACGGTAGAGCACAATAAAAAGTACCGCCAAGAAAATAAAGAATCTATAGCAGAGTACCGTAAAAAATACAACCAAGAGAATAAGGAATCTATAGCGGAGCGCAATAAAAAGTACCAACAAGAGAATAAGGAATCTATATTAGAGCACGCTAAAAAGTACCAACAAGAGAATAGGCCCTTACGTAGGGCGATACAAGCTAAAAGAAGGTCTCGTAAACTTAATGCTACACCACCTTGGTTAACAGAAGAACACCATGAGGAAATCAAAGCAACCTACCTAAAGGCACAAAAGCTAACAGAGGACACAGGCGTACCACACCACGTAGACCACGATGCACCACTACGGGGGAAGAACGTGTGTGGACTTCATGTCCCTTGGAACCTAGAGGTAATAACCGCAGAGGATAACCTAAAAAAGAATAACACCTTCGATGGTGGATGGTAATTAAACAAAAGAAAAACCCAGAGATTCCTTGAGTGGAATCTCTGGGTTTTTGTCATTTCTGGAACCAAGACCTTACGACCCTAGCTATCTCATTAGGGCTAGGGAATAACCACCCTAGTACCAACAGGAGGATAACCCACGCTGGTACTTCATTGACCACTACGGTCTGTACACTATCAGCCTGCACCTTAGACGTATCATTACTCTGTCGGATAGTCTTAGCCTGAGGTCTTACTAATGTCTGCTCTACATTGTTTGTAGTACCTACATTCTGGGTGTTAGTCTTACCAGCTTGTACATTAGCCGCTACGTTAGTTCCACCACCTGTGAGAAGGCTCAGAGGGCTAAGGCCACTACACGCTGGTATCACTAGTAGTGCTGATACCACCAGACTTATCTTTAACCTGTTTAGCATATCCATCCAATCCAAATGCAGCCATAGCAAAGGCAAAGATAGGCCACACAATAACCTCTACCATACCAATGTTACCTACATAAACTACATAGCAAAAGAAGATCAGTAAGAATAAGGCCACCTCTCGTTTGTAGGTTTTATTACTAGACAACAGCAATACCTCCACTAACTACAAAACCAATAACAGCTAATATCAATGCCCCGATAATTAGTTTAGTAACCCAATTAAGGGAGTCCTTAATATCCTTTAGGTCACTCTTTACTGACAGAAATTCTACCCCCACAATAGCTGAATCTTTCTCTAATGAAGTGACCCTTTTTTCTAAGTCACCTAAGCGTCTCTCACGTTGATCTTCCATGCTTACTTGTACTTTTTCCAGCTAAGTTGAAAGTGTGGTCCATCAGGAAAAGACTTCCAATCCCCGCCCCACTCTAGGTCTACCTTAAGTTCTTTGGCAGCTTCTTTCATGGCGTCAGCAATAGGGTAGAAGTATTCCCAGTCCCAAGACACGGGGTGTGGCACTAGGTCTACAGCGTGACCTGTAAGGTGCCTAGAGTTCATTGTAGTAGACTTACCTGTAGCTACAAGCTGTCGCTGTCTGTCAATGTTACGGATACCCTCAGTCACACTAAAGTCTTGTTCACTAATCTCAATAGCCCGTTTAACTACTGCTACCAGATCAGGGTGTACACCTGACAATCGTTGTTTACTTCTTAGACCTAATTGATAAGCCATTATAGTATTCCTTTATAGTTATTGTAGGTCATCCACCCTAGTAGCCTTACCAAAGCCCACAGGAGCCACGCTAAGAGGCAACAAGCTAGTATCTTACCCGTAGATGTAGTCTCACTAGCGTCCCTAAGCATAGCCCTTAGGAAGCCTCTATCGCACTCACTACGAATAGGGTCGCCTCTTGCATAGCCTGTATCATGGATTTCCCAAGCAGCCTCCTTGAAGAATATCTTACCTAGATTAGTAATCCACTCTCTAAGTTTCTTGGGTAGCCACCTTGGTCCTAATCCATTACCTGCCATGATTAAGCCTCTATGGTTACTGCTACACGAAACAGGTCATCTACTTGGGTATCCGTTAGTCCTAAGAGGTACTGAAAGAAGGCAATGTTCTGTGAGTTACGAACCCAAGTCTGAGCGCCATCTACGATAACCTTTTCTGCCCAAGTAGCTTGGGTGTCACGATAGGCTAGGATAGTACCCCAGTTGGCTTCACCAAGGGCTAGGATACCCTGCATTGGTGTACAGGCCATATTGGTGCGTTCTTGGGCTAGGGTCACGGCTGGGTCTGTATATAGCTCAACGTATGCCGTTGCAATATATCTTGCAGCGTTAAACACCTCATTACCTAAAGGTTCAATATCATTAGGGTCTGCTGTAAAAGGTATCCACCCATAAATCGGATGGTTTATTTCACAATCAATCGTGCCGAAAACATTGCGCCGTGCGTTTCTAAATTCCATTATACAATCCTTAGAAAAAGAGATGCATACTTTGCCGTTGCAATGAATACGGTGGGGATATATCCCATACATCGCCACGTCCCGCTAGGAACTGTTGAACTTGAGCTGATATCCATTGGGCTAGTCTCTGTTTTGGCAACACCTGCGTACCGTATGCCCGAACCCGCAACGGTGTCACCAATATTTAGGCCTACATTGCTTCCAGTGTCCTCCATAAAAGCATATGTCCCAACAGCACCTGCGGTGGCCCCAGCGGTAGCAGTCAACACTTGTGCTGTTGTAGGTGTTGTACTTACTACCTGCCAAGTCCTATCACCCCTTAGGTATGTAGTCGTATCGGCAGTACCTGTGGCTAATGCTGCTGTTGGGATATTAGAGGTGCTAGTACCAGTGAGGTTTGTAGCGTTAGTGGTGCCAAAAGTATTAGCACCCTGATCCAGAGTACCTAAGTTAATCCAAGCAGAGTCAGCCTCATTACGCATCTTTAAAATGTTGGCTGTAGTATCGTACCACATCATATTAGCGTAGGTAGTAACAGGGGCAGTTGAACCCGAAGAATTTGAGGCTAGAGCTTGTAGCGCAAGGTTCAAGTCTGTCCTAAATAACGGTGTGGTCTGGTTTGCAATCACATAATCATTTTGTGACATATTAACTCCTTCGGGTTTTCATGTTAGTTATACTCTACGATAGCATCTAGGCTGGTTATATTAGGTGTAGTATTATCAGAAGAACTCTTTAGTACTACTTGGAACCTGAAAGCCCTACCATAATAGTTACCTACCCTAAACTTAACGTAAGGTGTCCATGTAGGTGCACCAGCGGGGTCATCTTCTGTAGTAGAGATGTAGAACTCTAGGTTAGTATCAGAGAAGTCTTGCCCACCTGAGAGGTCATCAAACAAACCAGTGAGACTGTCGAACAACCCCGGTAGACCATCAAAGTCATTACCAGCCTCATTGACACGAATGACAGCAGCATCTACCCTAGCTTTAACCCTACGAACGCTACCAGTATCTATATAGTTAGAGAAGGTATAAGTAGCCTCTGATGGTGCTACAGAAGGATCAGTAATCTCTAGGTAATTACTAACGTTGACACTACAGCCGGACTTAGTGCCTGAGAAAGTGGGGTCTTCTGTTTGTGTCAAGGTTGTAGTAAAAGTATCCAGCACCTCAGGTAGGATTACGACACTTGAGTACCCTAAGGAACTAAGCTGGTTTTTGTCGTAAGGTCTAATCATATAGGTGCCAGACCTAGAGGCTAATGCTACAGAAGATGCAGGACGTGGTACTTTATCTACAGCAGTGGTAGAGTTAGCCCAAGTTGCTCCTGTAGTTTCTACCGCATGTCTTACACGATAGAATGACAAGTCTGGGTCAGGTACTGGGTTCCAATCTAAGAGCGTATTACCACCAGTAACCTCAGAAGCTGTACCCGTAACATCACTAATGGTAGGTGCAGGTACATCAGCGTCTAGGTTGAACAAATACTCCCAATCACCCTTGATACCAAATGTATTGATAGCCCTAGCCCTGAAATCGTACAAAGCAGCTTGGGCATCTATAAGCTCAAATATACCTAGCAAGCCAGTACCTAAAGTATTCCAAACCTCATCACTTGACAGCCTAAACTGAACCTCTACATAATCAATACTCTCAGGTACACTTGATGTAACAGTTAGTTTAACTACGTTGGTTAGTTTTTCTTTGAGGACTTGTAGTCTAGGCTCTGCCGTTAATCCTACTGAAGGTACTTCAAAAGGCGACAGTAGTGTGGTGTTATCCCTAGAGTAGACAATACCGTCGTCTACTTCATCAAAGACACTAGCGGAAATCTCTCTTAGTGTCATTTGAACTTGTAGGTCATTCTCACCCGTAAGCCCGAATGTCCAAGAAGTAACCTCAAATTCTTTGGTAGTCCAACCAAAACGGGTGTTAGAAAGCGTTATAATGTCCCCAACTTGGAGGTTAAATGCTTTTAAACCAAAAGATGCACTTATGGTTAGCTGCTGTCTATTACGCTCCAGAGCAATCCTAGCGACCCTACGAGCCTCTACACTAGAAGATGTAAAGGGTAAATCAAGGTCAATAATACTTACTTGGTTGTTATCTTCCGACACAAAGAAAGCATTAGTCACTTCAGGATAGTCTGTAACCTGCCAATTAGTCTCAGAGCCTTTGAAAGTACCCTTGACAGTATTGAAGTTATCCCTACGGGAATGTCTTGTGGACAGGCTGATAGAAGACCTAAGATCATCTTCATTAAGGTCTAGCACTGGTGTAGTATAGTAAGCAGGTTTAACCCTCCACTTACCTTGGCTATACCCGATAGTGCCAGCCATAGAAGTCATAATGTTATTGAGGAACACGTAAGGAGTAACAGCAGTAGTGAAAGCACCATTACAGTAGAACCTATTACCACCAGTGAGTAGCGGGTAGTCCAAGTTCTCGCATACAGTAGCTGCTACAGAGAACGCTACATCATCAATGTTGTCTGTAGACTCCCCAAGACCATAAGTGCTAGAGGTTAGGTAATCCCTAAGACACAAGGCAGGGTTTGCACTCCAAACAGTAGTCAAGGTTCTAGGGTCATAGACCTTCTTACCTTTGATCTTTGCTGTGATTGTAGGAACACCATTAGGGAACACATCAGCATCAAAAGCCAAACGTGCATAGACATAAGCGATACCTTGCAGTCTGTGGTTAGAGGTCCACTCAGGTACTTCACTTACTAGGTCAGCATCTGCAATCTGGTCACTTGCCCCCAAGTGTAACTTAAGACGTAGCTTACCATCGTACCTAGTTGGTGAAGTTACATTGCCCGTGCCATCTAAGGTTACTACCTCATCATCTACATAGAACTCTACAAAGGAATCTACCTCATGTCCTGCAAAGGCAATAATTCTGTGTAGGTATTTATTATTAGTACCTGTGGCATTATCATATACTACAGCACCACCAGTCTTGACTTCCCCGTAGATAACTTGGTGGTCAAGGGCAGAGCCGAAGGAGTTTACATCATACCCACGGTTACTAGTCTGTGAGCTAGGCTTTGGGGCCAAGGCAGACATAAGGAAGCCTAAGGCAAACTGTGCGCCAAAGCCAATAGCGATAGCACCAAAGGATGTTGCGGCTAAGGCTGTAGTCAAGAAAGCGCCGGATATAGAGGCACCCAAAGCGCCAGCAGCAGCAATAGCAGCAGTGACAATGACCATTATAACACCTTCTCGTACTTAGTTTCTATTTCATTGTACCCAAGCCTGTTAAGGAACTTACCAATAGGGTTTTTAACTGAAGAGGAAGCAATAACACGACTAATGCCATCTTCAATTAGGCAATCTTCCACGTACTTAAATAGCTTACGACCTACAGTAGACTTACGGTAGTCTTTGTGTAGGTACACAGCGTCATAAGATGCTACAATCTCACCCTTACTCGTCAAAGGTACAAACAGTAACACTACAAAATACCCTATCAGTAAGCCTTCCTTACGTGCTGTAAAGAACTTTAGTGTACCATTAGCTTCTAATAGGAAGTAAGTATTCCAATCAATATGTAGACTAGCATAAGGGTGTCCAGACTCTTCCCACTCAAGTACAGCCAAAGGAGTAACCTCATCTTCAGCCATACTTAGGAACTCTTGTTGGTAGGTTGTCATTTAGTTACCTTACCCCAAGAAATAGGTCTATCCTGTAGGCTCTCTACAAAGTCCAAACCCAAGTCATTAGGGTAAATGGACTTCTGATACCCACTAGTAAATCTTGCCACCCTAGCTCTCTCCAAGTCGATCAACTTGTTTTCTACAGCCATCTCAATACTACAAGTCTCAGCAGATTCAGAGATGTCCATCTTGTCCATATAACCAGAGAAGATAGGTGTTAAGTTGTAGGGGTCACTAATGGCAAGAGCATAATAGTCCGCCATAAAGTCTGCTACAAGCTGAGGCTCAATGTCGTTGGCGGTGTATAGAGGGTCTTTGTGTAGTAGCCCTAAGTACACATTACATACACGACCTTGATAAGGGGTAGACAGTGCCAAAGACAGTAGCTCAGATGGAATACCACTAAGGCTTAGTGTTACACCCCTAACGGAGATTTCATTAGTCTCTTCTACTGTAGATACTGCCAAGAGGCTCCCACTACCTGTATAAGTATTACTATCATACTCAATATCACCTACACCAGTCCAAGTACGAATAGCTCCGCTATCAAAGAACATCTCAATAGCAAAGAATGGGTATACTACATCATTACCTAGATCAGTTTGTAGGTTAGTCGGGAGTTCTCTTGACATCGGGTATTCCTTAGATTAAGACCTCTACAGCATCAAAGCTAATACCGTAGGTACTTGTGTTATTAATAGACCAAGAAGATATGTTGCTACTAAGTCTAAATAGCCCCTTGGCATTATTGAATACTACAGCAGCACTTGTGTAGTCATCCCTAAGGTCAGGCCAAATCTCAAGGCTACCACTACCAGTTTGATCTACAAGGACTTGGTGTAGTTTAGCAGAAGAACCAGACCCTAGTTGGATATAGTCACCAGCCTTGAGTGTTCCTGTCATAACTACTGTAGCAGTACCACTCCTGACAGAGCCTGAGAGAGTACACGAGGATACATCTCCCTGAGGGGTGGCATAGTCAGGGTCACTTAAGAGGAAGGTACCTGTCTGCCCCTTGAGGGCTACCAACATAGATTTCCAAGGTGCTGCTAGTTGACGGTGTACAGCAGGGATAGAAACAGAGGCTTCCCACCTTTGACCTTGATGGGAAACCACTTGTTGTTTATAAGTGAATGGTGATTGAGAGGTAGCTACAGCATTAACAGTCCTCAGCTCAATACTCTCAATACCAATACTCGTTGGTGTGTTCAATGGATAAATTACAGCCAAAGTAGCCTCCTATATTAACCGAAGGTACTTTTAACAGCACCACCTCTACGCCGTTGATCCATCATTCCCTTTTGGGCCATAGCAGAAATACTAGGGGCAGCTTGTGCAATGATCTTCTTAACGCTTTCGTCACCATTAGCTTGGAAGTTGAAGTTCTGTACTACAGTAATATTCTGTGAACCGCCACCCTCAGCAGATACCCCTAGCTTACCATTCTTACCTCTTTTCAAAGGCATGATAGCTTCAGGTCCAGCCTCTCCCATAAGACCAGTTTTACCACCAGCCATGGGGAATGTAGTAGGGCCACCAACGACACCGCCATTGGCAAACTTCTTGTCTGGAGCGCCACCAGAGAATACACCACCATCAGCAAAGAACGAAGGTAGCATTGAGAAACCTTTAACACCACCAAAGAGAGAGTTGATGATAGGGTTAATAACGGCCATCTCAAAGGCTTGCTTAATAATGGTACGTGCCATATCACCAAAAGCATCCGAAGCAGACTTAGAACCGTCCACGATAGCCATAAAGGCTTGGCTTAGGGATTGGCTTGCGGTATTAGCTAAATCTAGCATAGGACTCTTAGCGTCACCAAGGGTCTTAGTGTACTCCTTAAGAGCCTCATCAGACTGTTGGCTAGAGATAACCCCAAATCTCTCAGCTTCTGTAAGGGTCTTTCTTGCAGCTTCAACCTTTAGTGTCTTAGCCTCTACCTCATCGTATGTAGCTACAAGCTGTCGGTATGCCTCTAGTGCCTTCTGTGCAGAGTCTTCTTTAGAAGCTCCCCCGCCACCACCTTTACCGCCACCTTTAGCCTTCTTTGGGGCTTTAGGTATTCCCCTTTCACCCCCCATCCTAAGTAGGGTGCGCTCTACCTCCGTACTACCAGCACCCGGAGACTTACCACGACCCCCACCAACAGGTCCAGTATCTCCACTAGCTGCTGTAGCTGCGTTTATTAAGCTAAGAGCATCTGATAAGGCTATATTCATAGTCTGGGCTAGGAGCCTAGCAGCAGGCAAGGCAGTTTCAAAAGGTGCCGCGAGATTGAGTGTAGACATAGCTACACCAGCGTCAGATGCTTTCTTTACTTCCTCTGCGAGTTTTTTAGCCTCCTCATAAGCCTCAGCCAACTTCTTAGCTTGTGCATCCTCTACATTTAGTAGGTTCTCTTGTGCTGCTACTTGTTCTATAAGCACATCTCTTTGTGCCTCTTTTTGTGCAGTTATACCTTCGTTAATAACGGTAGTTGCATCTAGTATAACTTGAGCAGCAGCTAATTCTATAACCTGCTCTTTCATAAGTTTACCAGCATCCTCAGACAAGGTGTTGTTAGCTACCTTGGCATCAATACCCCTAAGTTCTGCATCAAGAGCCTGATCCCTTGCGACAGCCTCTGCCTCCTTAGAGTCCATACCAAACTTGGTTTGCGCCCTAACCAGTTCCAGTTGACTAGCAATAGCGGAACTTTCTTCTTTGTAATTAGCAATACGTTCTGCCATCTGCATAGATAGGATCTCACCAAGCCTAACCCTAGCCTTATCAAGTTCGACTAGATTGCCTGCTTGTTTTTCTTCCAACGCTCCCTGACCTGCGCCTCGTAGGCCAGAACCTTTTTTAGCATTGGAAATAACCCCTTCTAATCTTTTAATCTCTTCCTCAACAGCTTCTATCCCCAAGCCACCAACGAGTTCTTCTACGGTGATACCCATAGAAGCAGCCTTCTTGGACTGAACCCACTCGGCTAGGGTGCTATCAAGTGATTTTAAGGCTTGTTCAAGATCAGATACTTCCTCCTTTGCTTTCTTAGCAGCCTCTCCTGATCGCATCCAGAATGCACCAATGGCCGTAACCAATGGGATGATAATACCCATAGAAGCAATAAGGGCTGTTACAGAAATTCTAAGCCCCATAAAACCTACACTTGCAGCTAGTGTAGAAGCAGGTAGCATGTACAAAGCACCAACCATTTGTGTAGCCTGCTGACCAAATGCTACCATCCAGTTAGTACCACCTTGGACCTGTACCAAGAAGTCACCCATTTGATAACCAGCCTGCTGTGTCATTACACCGGAGCGAGACATATGCCTACCGCCCTGTTGTAATTGTACCCCAAGGTTCTTCTGTGCAGCCGCCGCTTGTTGTGCAGTAACAATACCATCTCGTTCAGCTTGGCTTAGGCGCATACGTGCAGCACGATACTGTACCTGAGCGGCATAACCCTCTTTGAACTCCATACGAAGTCTACGGTTATTGTCCTTCAAAGTTTTTGTGGCAGCATCTTGAGCCTTAAAGGCAGCTTCCATAGCACGGGCAG